GAAGGCCTTGAATTCTTGCCGCCTCCCTGTGAGTGATTCTTCTCGGCTGCGTTGGGTGCACGACGTGATCGAGCGCGCTACCGGTGAGCACGTGGCAGAAAGATTCAGCGTCCCATCTTGCTGGGAGTGAGAACCCCATGTAGAAGTCATTGGCGCGAATCTTGTCTTCTTTGTTGCTCCAGCTCTGTGGAAAGTACCCTCCGTTCATCTCGACGGCGAGCTTAAGAGCCTCGTTCATCTGCTTCATCGGCTTCCAACCATCGTTGCCGATGATGTCAAAGATTTCTTGAATTCTCTGCGACTCGAGATTTGTCTTGTTCATGTGACCGTCAACAGTACCGTCTTGGTTTCTGAGATCGGCAACGTACTTCGACCCGTCGTTGGAGTACGCCTGTCGGTCCCACGTGATCTCGCAGTGCTCGAGGTCACCAATTACGTCTATCATTCTAGGCATCTCGCTAGGCGTCTCAGCGTGAGCGCCAAACGGCATGCCTTTTTCAACAGCAACCCAGAAGTACCGCATGCGATATGAGAATCCGCCGACCTGGAGATTGTTGTGCTTGACGTGATAGAGATCGTACTGCTTGCCTGAGAGATCCTCTACCATTTGACGATACTGATTCATCATTGGTCGTCCTTGAGTGTACGCTTGCTGCACACATTCAAAGACAATCATCTTCGGCTTGATGCGAGCTGCGTATCTCATGAACGCGCGAGTATGCTCGTGAGCCTTAGCATCAGGCCCGCGGTTTGCCGGGCCAGACCATAGAGACCATCCAGAGCACGGCGGGCAGCCGAGAACAATGTCTGCTTCCATATCAGGCCAGTCGCTCGGATCATCGGAGAATGACGAGTTCCACGAGTTGCCGAGATGATGTCTATTCACTTCTGCAACTGGATTACCGAAGTTCAACGTCCCAGTCCTTGCCAGCATCTCCATTCCGGAGTTTACAAAGCCAAGGCTCATGAAGCCAGCGAGGCCGTTGCAGTCGATAAACTTTTTCGTGCTCATGTCACTCTCCTGAGTCGATCAACCCGACCTCGTAACCGCACGCCGCGTACCCCGCGATGTCCGTCCAGGTGTCTGGTTGAAATCCGTAGTTGGAAGAAAATCGCGCGAGTTTTACTGCGATCATTGCCATTGCGACATCTTCTTTGCTGAAGTCTCTGTCAAAAATGACTGACCATAGCGACGCGATTCTTTGGAAATTGTCTTCCGGTCCGCCGTACTGAAGATCACGCTCTCCAGAGATAATTTTTGCTGCCTCCGAAAGCATCTTCTCTCTTGGAGACTCGCTCGTGGTTTCAATCTTTTTTGTCATTTTCCTCAGGTTTCTATATTAACTCGAGCGGTGCACACGGCCCTGTATTTTTCGTCAGTTTCTTCTAACTTGTCTATGTCAATCGAGCTGTCTCTTGGGAAGTCTTTTCCATTTGACAGCGACGCCCATTCTTCTCTAAGTTTTGATAGCAGCTCTTCGATGTCACTACCGACGGCTGTAAATCTTACTATTGCTCTCATAAAACGCTTACCTTCCGTTCAAGACGATGAGGCGCGTGCCTCGCGTCGTTGATATGTGGTGTCTTTAAGTCAATAGTGTGTACTCTTACGTCTCCGTCTTTTACTTCTCTTACTCGAACTAGCCGCCCGTTGTGCATTTTTCCAGCAGAAGTCGTGTACGCATCGAGCTTTACTCGCAGTACGTCACCTTGCTTGATTGTCTGGGCTGAAACATCAACCCACGCGAACTCAGACGACTCCATGACGCTGCGGGCACCCGTCTTCCTTACACGAGGAGGTGTCGTAGTCGTCTAAGGCACGCGCGCACAGTTTGCACTTCATGCCGTCATCAAGAACTCTGTACCCGGCCTTCTGTCTATTCGCGTTGATTTGCATCTTTGCGATGTACTCAGAATCAAGATCTTCATCAAGTGCACCAGCGGCGCAGAGAATGTTAGCGACAAAATGAAGAACGTCTACGCATTCCTTGAGAATCTCGCGGCGATCAGCGTACGGCTCGTCGTGCTGCCAAGGCTTCCAAGAAATCGCCTTGCGAACCTCCGAGAGCTCGTCATCAATAGCAAGCATGTTCCAGCGGATGTACTCGATAAGCGCTCGAAGATCTTCTGGGCTGTCGCTATGAAACACGGAGTAATCTACACCGTAGACTTCTGATTGAAGCTTCTTTGTCTTTTCAAGCCACTGATTAAATAGAATGTTCATTAGAGTGAAAGCTCCTTAAATAGTCTAGATGTCTCTGTCTCTGCGTCTCTAATAGATAGAGAGTATTGCTCCAGTTGTTCTAATGCTAGAGAGTATCTCTCCGCTATGCTCATCGACTCGACGGCCTGCGGTATGGCAGACCATGACTGCCCGATAGAGATTGTATCTCGCCATTCTGTACAAACCGGGACTAGAGCTGCTAAAGATTGCACTAATCTGTACGTCCACCACGTAATTGAGTCGTTTTGCGGGCATATGATTGTTCCCGTGGATCTGCAAATTCTGTCTAGTGACACGGTGTCCGGCTGCATTCTTTTAATTTTGACCGGTTCCCAGTCATATGAAAGAAGATTTTTCATTCTCTCAAACCAGCGCGTCTTGTGATTTTCTACAAGCCATAGCTTGCTTTTCTCCGCTGAAATTACTGCGTCAACTTCCTGCCTCGTGTATAGAGCATCGAAGTTGAACGGAACCATTCTCAGCGAGTCCTCCCCGAACAACTTTCTTGATACGTGAACGTCGTCTGTGAACGAGAACGCTGGGTACAGCACTCTGTAGTTTTTGTCTGAATACAGATACTCAGCAGACTCAGCGAGCCTGTCTACAATCTCACTTGAGCCAGAAACTTTAGAGTACTCGTTTCTATTCTTATAGATCGGCTTTTTCAACGACTCTGGCGTCTTTACAATCGCGCTCAGACTTTGACGTATCTTTGCCGGGTCAGGAGCGTCAATATAGAAGTGCAGTCGTTGATCGCCCTTTAGCATGCCGACGACATTAAGAACGCCGTACGCGCAGTGAGAAGCAAGACTTAGAAGAGGAGAAAGACCGACAAGTATCGCATCGTATTCTTCAAAGTCGCTTTGCGCGTGAGAGACAGACGGCTTTATCCACGAAACACGGACGTCGTCTCCATACATGGTAGCAGCGTCGCTTAGACAGGCGACAAAGCTTAGTGACGATGAATTGCGCGATCTTGAGTACTGAGATGCTGTCATCCCAGTCACCGCGATGTTTTTCATCATCTACTTCCGTCTGGGTGTATCTTCAAACCTTTGTCTTCGTTGATCGCCCTAAGAACAATTCTTTCGCAGTGATCTACAAAAGAATCGTAGCTTGGCATGTACGGGCGAAGAGACTCGGCCTGCGCTCTGGCAGTTTCCTCGAGCTCAGCGTCGCTCATACTCTCGACTTGTTTGATTGTGATTTTGTACGCGTCACCGATAGGGTCGCCTTCGCCTTTATCTACTACAAGAATAGACCTAACTCGAGCGGCGTACATAAATCTGCTTCTCCACCAACCGCTGCCAGCGTGTGGATACGGCGGAGACAGAATCCCCCAGTGATTGTTGTAGAACGCTAGAACGTCTTCTTCCGTGTCAAGACGCTGCCCGCCGAACTTCTTAATAAGCTTTCTGCTTCCGATGATTTCTACCGGCCACTCGGGCTTCTTCTTTTCTAGCCACGTATCGTGCGGCATCAGCGCGCCGAGAACCCACGATCTCTGCTTGCTCTCCGGTGGCAGCGGCTCGCTGCTCGCTAGGATGTTATAGATAGTCGAGCTCGGGTCGAGCGCTTCTATGCCATTCATTTCCTTAGGCATTCGCTTTCTTACGAGCTGCCTATCACCAAACGCGTACATTGGGCACGCCGGAACAAGGCCTGCTGCCCAGCGCTCAGCGAGCATAGACTCTCCAGCAGCGACAAGTTGGTTTTCGTAAAGCTTGATGTTCTCGTCAGTGTCATTGAAGAAGTACCGCCCAAGACCGCATTTCGCTGCGTCCTCAGGGTTCTTCGCCGCGACGCGATCAAGTGCTGCCTTCGCGTCATCATACGAGTAGTACGTCGCCGGCTCATCGCCTCTCGGCCCAGACAATAGATACTTATACAGAAGCTCTGGATGTCGCTTCAACGCTCGTGACGCGTTAAACACTGCGGCGAATTGCCAGTCATCGAAGAATCCAACGGCGGGCAGACCAGAGGAGAGCGTGTACAGCGCACCCATCGCGCCCTGGCGACCGTTCAGCGAGTTTAGCGGCGCAAGGTTTACCCAGGCGACGTCGTATGATGAGAGATCTTCCCCGGGAGTCACTCTTCTCCAGTCGACAGAGTGCCCTCGAGACTCGAGTGCTTCGGCAATAGACGCTGGCACGTCGATCTTCTTGATCGTTCTACGCTCTGTGTTTATTTGCAGAGCGGTAAAACCTGTCATTAGAATACGCATTTGTGTCCTTAGAAAAGAAATTGCAGGCTAGCCGCCCGCCCCTGAAGACGGAGCGGGCGACTCACCTACAGCTATCAGAACGGCGCAGCAGGCGGCGCTGAGGGGGCTGCCTCAGCAGCAGCGGGCGCTGCTTCCGCAACAGGCGCGGCCTCTGGCGCAGCGACCGGCGCGGCCGGAGCCGGAGCCGGCGCCGTGGGCGGCGCTGGCGCAGCAGCGGGAGGGGCCGCAGCTGCGGCGGGAGGGGCAGACGCGGCAACGGCGTTCGCCGGATTGGCCGAGTAGTACGCCTTGATCTCGTTCTTCTTCTGGCCCTGCCAAGTGCGGCTGCCAACCTGCCCGCGGAACGGGCGATCTACAAGCGCCTGCTCGATCTGAGCGTTGCTCGGGTTGGTTGAGAAGAAGTCACGACCGAGACCGAGAGCTCCCATCTTCCTGAAGAAGATCGCGAGAGCGTTCGGGTTGTCGGTCGAAACGACGAGATTGTCCCAGACGAGACGCTTCGCGTGGGCGCCAGTCGTAACCTGCGCCTTGACTGCGAACATCGTCTTTCCAGTCTGAGTCACCTTGGCGTTTGCCTCCACGATCTTGAGATCGTAGTCGCCGTCGGGAAGTGGCTCGTAGCCAACATCCCCTGCTTCGCTGATGAGGTCACCCCAGTTGAGGCTAGTCATGTCTATCACCTATCCTTTGGTGTTGTTGTTGTTGTTAGCTTTCACTCGGCCGAGGGCCGAAGACAATGTCCAGCATCGACTCGACGCTGAGATTCTGTTGATCGACGACTTTACCAAGTCGTCCCTGAACACGCTCGCCTGCCTCGTAGTCGCTAGTACGCTCGACGTACATTTGACGCGCCTTGATTGGCGGCTGCGTTGGGTCAGGATTTGGGAATGTCTCGACGGTAACCGCGCCGAGAATGTCGTAGAAGTACGGTGCCTGAATGGCAAGCTGCCCCTGGAGGTACGGACGATAGCGACCGTCTTGACCCATTCTTGCCATCGCGGTAAGTACGATCGCCTCCAGAGGCGCGACTGGGTGCATCGTAAGATCGCGGAGATCTCGAAGCAGACCGCCCATGTGACGAAGAAGCTCGCCCCACTGTTGCATCTGCATTTGATTCTTTCCAGCAATGCTGTCGACGCACTTTACCTGGAGCTCTGAGATCGAGTCGATGATCAGCGACTTGAACTGATGCTTACCGAGCTGCAGCCACTGGTACGCCTTGAGAACAGTGTCGTACTCGGTCACGTTGACAACGCACGTGTCCCAGCTTCCATCTGCTACAGGAGGCTCCTCGCGCATCGGGTCCCAGTACTTTACGTTGATCGGGAGGAATCTGTGTCCGCCCTCCACGTCGAGCATGAGACGCGGGTACGGTGCTGTCACTGCGAATGTCGACTTTCCGACCTTTGACTCGCCGTAGACCATAATGGTCAACGACCGTTGAATACCACTCATGTGTTAGTTACCTTTCGGCTCATTTGTCTGATAATAGCTGTACGGGTCATCTGTAATGAAAAGCTCCTCAAGTGCTTGCTCTGCTGCGCTACCGTCGTCAAACAGCGGGCACACAGCGAAAAACTGACATTTCCACTTGCAATCTCGGCTGGGGCTCGGGTACGCAACGTAGTGCGGGTCAGAGCCTTCGTCAAGAGCGTCACGTACTCGAAGCATGTCTTGAATTACTCCGTGTATGCGATTCCAAAAAGTTCTTAGCGTAAACTGATTATGCCGAACCTCTATCTGATCGTAGAACGGAGGCTTTGCATTAGCAGTTCTTTTCACCTTCTTGAGCATCGTAAAGATGCCACCGTCGCAGCGCTCGCCATCTTTGTTCTGATACGCTTCAAGAAGCATGTACGTAAGAATCTGCTCATTCATGTGAGCAAGACTGGCGAACTCTGCAAACGAGCCACCGACTGTCTTGAAGTCTCTAAACAGTCGAACACCGTCCGCCTTTCTGCGGACTCGCATGTCAAGTTTTCCCTGCAACTCGACTCTGCCATCGAAGAGTGGCATGCTGATGATCTCCTCAGTCGAGATCATCTCTAGTTCTGCGTCAATTCCGTTTTCCTCTACCCACTCGAGGTAGCCCTCAAGCATGATTCTGCCGAGTTCGGCTTCAGTGTCAAGTTCAACTGTGTCCCTAAACGAGTCAATGAGCGCTTGCTTGTCGATCTCGACGTACTTTGCGTACGACTCAAGAAGCGGTACTCCTTGCGAGTAGTACTCGTCTAGAGCCGCATGGACCCTGGTGCCGAGCGCCAGTGGGCCAGTGTATTTTTGTGCACGTGGCTGAAGTCTTCTATAGTAGCTTAGCCACCACTTTCTTCTACAGTCTTTAAACGTTTGAATCTCGGAGTTGGATATGCGTATTGGCTTGATTTCTACCGGAGTCTCTAGAACTGTCATGTCACTCTCCCTTTAGCATCTTGAGAAGCTTTGCTTTATCTTGAACGACTTCTTCAAAGTTCTCAGATTTTACGTCCAGCACGTCAATGACTCTCTCCTCAATAGTGCCCTCGGTAACGTAGTCCGTGATCAAAATAGAGTCGTGAATCTCTGACCCGATGCGATGAACTCTGTCTAGTGCCTGTTTGTAGTCGACAAGTGACCACGGGCGCTGAAGCATGATAAGCCGCCGAGCAGCAGTCAACGTCACTCCAACGCCACCCGCCTGCGCGGTGAAGAGAATCCACTTGATTCTTCCTTCTTGGAAATCATCAATTGCCTGCTGACGCTCGTCTTCGTCCTGTGCGCCTGTGATTAGCCCGTGAGGAATTTTGGCTTTTTCTAGGCGCGCGCTCAGCAGTTCAATTAGCTGCCTAGAAACAGCGCAGACGGCAACTGAGTCATCTCCAAAGTCTCCGTTCTGTATATCGTCCATCAACGCGTCGACCTTGCACGATGGCTCAGCGAGCTTTACTTGGATTTCTCCAGTCATTTCGTCTACGTCTATCTCCGCAAAAGAGCTTGCAAATTGAAGTAGACGAAGTGTCTGTGTCAACGGACTTGGCGCAGTAATAGCATCGCCGTGCTCCAGTTCGGCGATCATTACTTCCTGCATCTGAGTGTACGCTTTTCGTTGCTTAGCCGACATCTCGACATCGCGTCTGTCCATGATTACGGGCGGGAGCCATGGGAGCACGCGCTCTTTAAGCATCCTACGCATCCTCGGGTTGATTGCGGCGTAGAACTCATCGCGCATGTGCGGCTTTACGCCAAGAACCATCATGCCACCAAATGCGTTGAGCATGATGTCGACCATTCTGTCGATCCACCTAGTCTTGCTCGGCCACTCCTCGGGGGAAATCCAATGCAGAATCGGCCAAAAATCAAGAACGTCATTAGCGATTGGAGTGCCAGTCATCGCGAATCTAATGTCGGCCTCGCCAGTCGCAGACCATAGCGCACGCGTCTGCTTGCTCTTTGGGTCCTTCGATCTGTGGATCTCGTCGGCTACAACCGCCTTGAAATCAATCTGATTTA